ACAGCCGATCCTGACGCAAAAATGGTTGAAACATGGTACATTGACCGCGTTGCAAGCGAAAATCTACAGTTTGTTGAGTTTGAACTTACAGCTAAGCTAGACCTTACAAACTTGCAGCTACCGCGTCGGACTGTTACTGAATTTTGCCAGTGGGAATACAGAAAACGTGAATGTCCTTACAAAGGTGATCAATACTTTGACATCAACGATCAAAGGGTTAGCAGTGCTGATCAGGATGTTTGCGGCAAAAGATTGTCAAGCTGTAAGCTAAGATTCCCAAAAGGAAAATCAAGTAGAAGTAACGCTTTACCTTTTGGAGGCTTTCCAGGTGCAAGACTTCAAGCGTGAAGCAGCCCGTCATGCCGAGGAGCAATATCCAAAAGAATCAGCAGGCTTGGTTGTAAACAGCAGTTATTTCCCGTGTCGCAATATCGCTGACGACCCAGAAAACACATTTGTGATCAGCCCAGTTGATTACGGCAGGGCGATGATGGCAGGAGCGATTGAAGCCGTTGTGCATTCACACCCACAAGGAACGCCGGTCAGTGATTACGACCGTAAAGCGTGCAGTCAAAGTAAGATGCCTTGGTATGTGTACTCTGTACCAGATAAGCAATGGTTAACTATCAGCCCTTGATCGGTAAGTTTTGGCAATACGGCAAACAAGATTGCTACACGTTGGTGCGTGACTACTTTGAGCTGCAAGGCGTTGATTTACCTGATTTTGACCGGCCTGATGATTTGCAACGCACTGACAGCATTTTTCTGCGTCATGCTGAGGCGCTTGGTTTTGAACAGGTTGAGTTTAACGATCGCAGGGAAGGTGACGTACTAATCATGCGTCTTAACACTAGAACACCGATGCACGCAGCAATTTACCTAAAAGACGACCGCATCTTGCATCAACGGATGAACAGCGTCAGTACCATTGAACCGCTAACGCGGTATTATCATTACAGGGTATATGCCGTTTATCGCCATGCAACTGGTCATGCTCGGCGGTGAGCTAGGGGAGAAATACGGCACAGAACACAAGTATTACAACCTCCGCACACCAGCAGAAGCGATCAAGCTGCTGTGCATCAACTATCCGGCACTGCAAAAAGATCTAGTTGAAGCGCACCATAATGGCATTGGATACAAGGTGATCCAAGGCGGTGCAGCGATGGGCTATGGCGAGCTGCAACTACCGTTTGGCAGCAGGCCGCTGATGGTTGTGCCTGTGATTAGTGGTAGCGGCGGCAGTACAAGCCAGATTTTGATTGGCGTGGGCTTGGTCGCAGCGTCGTTTTTGATTCCAGGAGCTGGTCTTTTTGGCACTAGCTTTTTAGCTGGAGCAGGAACTCTTGCGTCTGCAGGTGCGCTATCTGTTGCTGGCACTGCTGCTGGCGCGATTGGTGCTGGTTTGATTCTTTCTGGTACTGCAAACCTCATATCACCGCAACCAGAAATCCCACGTCTTGGCAGGAATCGTTTGGATGGTGGCACAAATGTGCGTGGTACTGGCCCGCAAGGCATTACACGCGGCGCATCAGGAGAACAGTCCTATGCTTTTGGCGGACCTGTCAACACCGTAGGTACGGGCGCAACAATTCCTGTAATCTATGGTCGTGTCATTACTGGCGGCCATCTACTTTCGCTGAACATTGATGTTAGTGATGAGTCTGATCCATTACGTAAAAGGCTAGGCCCTTTTGACCGATCGCTGGTTACGATTAACAATGAAAAAATTAGTAACAGCATTGAACCTGCAGGCGATCTTGACACTAGAAGGATCCCTATTTCGTTTCCTACAAATTTTGGTACTGATACAGACAAACGAGTTAACGTTGGCAACGTATTTGGTCCAAACATGAACGAGCTGGTTCAGGACAATTCACCTAATTTGCTTTTTGAAACAGATGCCTTGAAATACAAAAAAACCGGGCGAGAAAAAGTTGATGTAGTGTTTGAACTTACAAAAAGCTTTTATGATTATGTCGGAGACGAGACGACAACAATTATTGATGCGTTTATTTCTTATGTAATTACATTGAAATTAGGAGGCATTGGGAATCCAGTCGTCGCAAGCGCAAGTGCCACGCTGCAAGGCAAGTTTAAATCAAGTGCAAGAAATCCTTTTATCTACGGTCATCGCCTTGAAGTGCCGGAATCCAAAGACGCAACAGACATAAAGCTAGAATTTGAAATAACAGACGCAAGCGTCAATGACGCTGTAACCTTCAAGTTACTTGGCTACGGCTACGAACTGTTCTAAAAGCCATGTCATTAAATTCCAAGACGACAATCAAAGTCATTGATCTGATCTGCGAGGGTCCGATTGAAGGCATACAAGGCCGCGAAAGCGTATTTTTAAACGAAACACCTGCACCTGACAAAGAAGTTCAAAAAGCAGACTTTGAACAAACAAGAGGTTTTCTTAATCAAAAAAGACTTGAAAGCGAAGGCAGCGTTGTTGTCCCGCAAGTGGTTGGGTTGCAAGTTGGTGAAAACTATTCTGAAACCTTAAATGCAAACGATGAAGTTACTGATAGAGACTATGGAGCTGGCAGTGTCATACAAACAATTACTGATTTAGAAGCTGATTCTATTGAGCTAATCCTTACCGTACCAAGACTTTATTCAACTGCTGTTGAAGGTTTGGCTCGCGGGCAGTTATTTCCTGCGCGAATCAAAATGCAAGTTGAAATACAAAATTCTGGCGGCAGCTATGTGACGCGCTTTGCAAAAGAAATTGAAGGCATATCAACTTCTGGCTACCAATTTAAAACACCAAAAATTAATCTTCTCAAAGGATTTTTCCCAGGCGTCACTGGCCCTTGGAACATAAAAGTTAGCAAGTTAAAGTTTGATACACCTGAAGATGCTTTTGAAATAAAAAAAAGCGACTTGCAAGATTTACCTAAAAAAACAACACCTTTGCAACAGGGCCGTGGTGATGTGCTTGAATGGAGTCAAATTTTAATTTATAAAGACGTTAAAGTTAGTTACGCAGGTACAGCTTGTGCTGCTTTATCTCTTGATTCCGAACAGTTCCAGTCACTGCCGTCGCGTGCGTACGATGTCAAAGGTCGCAAAGTAGCGATTCCATCTAATGCAACTCCGCACAAAGATGGATATTTGCAGTTTTCAAGTCTGCCGTTTGACGGGAGGTTGCATCCAAGGGCGCAATGGACAACATGCCCAGTTTGTTGCTTTTACGATATGTTGATCAACAAGCGTTATGGCGCTGGTGATTTTATCAATGTAAACGATATAAGTTGGATTGATTTGATACCAATAGCAAAATATGCCAACGAGTTGATTGACACTCCTGACGGTCGCAAGGAACCAAGATTTGCAATTAACACTGTTATCGGCAATCAAGCTGACGCATATAGCGTTATTCAGGATCTTGCCAGCGTATTCCGTGGGATGGTGTTTTGGAAATCGGACACCGTTCAGCTTGCAGCAGATCACGGCAACCTAGATGGCAGCGACATTGATCCGATTCATGTCTTTACTAACTCAAACGTAGTTGAAGGCAGCTTTGTCTATAGCGGTTCGTCGCTAAAAACACGCAGCACAAGAGTTGTGGCGAGATACAATGATCCGGATAATTTTTACAAACCAAATTATATTATTGTTGAAGACAAAGCAGCGATTAGCAAGTATGGATTGCAGACACGCGAAATTGTAGCGTTTGGCTGTACGTCAAAAACACAAGCGCAACGGATGGCGCGATGGGTTATGACATCAGAAGAGCTTGACGGTGAAACGATTACGTTTTCTGTTGGTTTAGAAGGTTTAAACGTTTTGCCTGGTCAGATATTTGCGGTGTCCGACGCAATGCGTCAAGGCTCAAGACTGGCCGGACGAGTTGTTGGTGCGACAAGAAGGGAAATTATTGCAGATCAAAATGTTTCGCCTTTGCCTGGCAGCAACGATCAACTGACTGTTGTCTTACCTGACGGTCGCGTGCAGGTTAGAGCAGCAACGCTTGATGGAACATCAACTATAACTGTTAGCCCAAGATTTGATGAGCCACCAGCAGATAATGCAGTTTGGACGATTACAGACACAAGTGTTGCTAATCAAAAATTTAGGTGTTTATCTGTTGCAGAAGGAGAGGACGGCGTGTACTCTATTGTCGGCGTTAAACACGTTGACAATATCTATGATGTTGTTGAAGGCAAAGATTCAAGCCTAGATTTTGCTGACACGACTCTATTTGATGAAGCGCCCAGCGAACCTACAAATCTACAAATTCGCTTTTTTGATGTCACAAGAAATCGCAATAGATTTAGAAGGATTAACATTTCTTGGTCGCGTGGTACGGATTCACGGGCAGTCAAGTTTCTTGTTGAATATAAAATCACAAACTCTGGCAACTTTAGACAGATTTCAACCACAAATACCAACATAGATGTTGATGAAAGCGTACTAGCAAACCAAAAGGTATTCGTTAGAGTCATTGCGATTGGACCTGAGCCAGGCAACAAGCGTTCAAAAGCTGCAAAGGCTAGTGCTGTTGCAGTGCCAAACAATGTTTCTGATGTTATTGACGGCGGCACAGTACAAAATCGCCCGCCTGATCCAGAAGAGGTGACGCTAGAGCCAGCAGGAAAAGATCAAGTTATTGTGCGTTGGTCGCCTACTGCAAACGGTGAAAACCTTGATGAATTTGTTGCGGTTATACGACATTCTGGCAAAACAGACGGTACTGGCGTTTGGTACAAATCAAACCTGCTTAGGAAGGTAGAGGCAAGAACTACATACGCCTCGTTGCCGATGCTGGAAGGCGAGTATTTTGTCAAGTTTGAGAACAATCAAGGTGTTAGAAGTTTGAAAGCCGCCAGTGCTGTTATTGACCTGCCGGATCAGTTGCCGCTGTTTAACTATGAATCTATTCAAGCGGCGATTAGCGGTTTCCCTGGCATTAAAGACGGTGTGTATTATGACGACGGGTTTGATGGTTTGGTGCTTGACGGTGATGCGTCGTTTGATGATGAAGTTTCTGACCTTGATGGATTGACTGCAAACATTGATTCTATTTTTGGAACGCAACGCACTAGCGGCACATATTATTTTGCGATGGGTTTTGATTTTGGTGCAAAGTATAGCCCTTTATTCAAGCGTACGCTGGATAGCGTTGGCATATACAGGACGAACACGTTTGATGATCGGCTTGACTTAATTGACACTTGGTCTGACTTTGACGGTGAAATTGCTGACGACGTTAATGTTCAAATCTATTTGCGTACTGCTACAAGCGCGTTAGACCCGACAGATGATTTTGTTGACACGGAAGATGGTAGCTCTTTACAACTTGAAACAGAAGATAATTTCTTGAACGATTCAAACTTAAACTATGGTCCTTGGGTGCCTTTGGAAAACACTAGCTTTACTGGCCGTTACTTCCAATTCAAGGCAGTGCTAACTACTGATCATGTTGACCAGTCGCCGTCTGTTGAAGGACTGGCAATTGATGTCAAATTTGAGCGGCGGACAGAAGCCAGTGAAAAAGTTATTGAGTCGGGTTACGGAACAAAAAGTGTAGATTTTGAATATCCGTTTTATACAGACGCCAATACAGATGTGTCTGTAGGAATTATTGCTTATGACATGCAGCCAAATGATTACTTTGTGCTTACCGAGCCAACGTCAACAGGGTTTACAGTAACCTTCAAAGGCGGCGCGAGCGGCACTACGTTGATCAATAGGCGATTTAGGTATACTGCAGTAGGATATGGTACAAAGCAACCCTAGAAATGGCTCAGGCGTCTGATCGGACCGTTGATAATGGCACGGGCGCGGCAGTACGCTCAGACATCAATGCAAGGTTTCACGCATTGTTTACAAACCATAGCGGTACGACTGATACTGCCATGGTTGAAAAATATGCGTATCAGTTTTGGGCTGACACTACGGCAAACCAGCTCAAGATTCGCAATTCTGGAAACAATGCGTGGATACCGTTACGAGGCTTGAGTGACGGTGCTGTAGAAGCGAGCACTACGTTGCCAATTAAGATTGGCGGCACCACTCGCATGAGCATTGGTGGCACTCTTGCGGAAGCTGATGGCGGACCTTCTGTATTTATTAAAACTTCTGTTAATCCTTTCTCAAGTAACGACGAGAACAATGAAGGCGCACAATTTACGCAACGCGGACGATTGAACATTGGCGTCAATGATGCGTTTTGCATGGGATTGAATAGATGGACGTCCACGGGTAATTATGTGCTTTTTGCTTACGAAGGCTCGCAATTAAGTGGCGCAACAATTAGCACAAATGGAACATCAGTTGCATACAACACTGGCTCTGACTATCGCCTTAAGGAAAACATCGCTCCGCTGACCGGCGCAAAAGCAAGAGTAAATCAACTGCAAGTATACCGCTTTAACTTTACAAAAGATCCTTCAACCATTGTTGATGGTTTTATTGCACACGAAGCGCAGGCTGTAGTTCCTGAAGCCGTAACAGGCCATAAGGATGAGGTTGATGCAAATGGTGATCCTGTTTACCAAGGCATTGACCAAGCCAAATTTGTTCCGCTGTTGGCTGCTGCATTGCAAGAAGCATACGCTGAAATTGCTGCATTGACCGCTCGCGTTGAAGCATTGGAGGCAGCCTGATGTCAAATCGCAAAATAAGCGACCTTGATGAAATCGTCACACCTGCTAGTGGCGACCTGATTCCGATTGTTGATGTCAGTGAAGCGGTTGATGCGTCTAAAAATAAAAATGTTACCTACGGTAATTTATTTAAAAAGGTACTAGACGGCACGGCTGCTGCACCAAGCATTGCTTTTGATTCAGATGCTGGTGAAACAGGATTTTATCGTGCTGCTGCAGATGAAATTGGGTTGAGCATCAACGGGTCAAACGTTGCCACCGTAACAAGTGCAGGCTTGCAGCTTGGCACTGGTACAGCAGCAGCGCAGTTGCATCTCTTTAGCACTGATACGACAGATCAGGTCATCATTGAAAACACTGATGCGGGCTTGGATACTGCGCCTGATGTGGTGTTGTATCGCAACTCGGCATCACCAGCAGATAATGACAACTTAGGCAACATTGAGTTTCGTGGTCGGAATGACAACAGCGAGGATCACGCATACGCGCAGATCTTGGCAAAAATTGAAGATGTGACCGACGCGACGGAAGACGGTGTAATTGAGATTATTACAAGCAGTGCGGGCACGCAGTCAGCAAGGATTAAAGCAGTTGGTGAATATGTTGGCATCAACGAAGCAAACCCCTTGCATTCTTTGCACGTCAGCGAGTCAACAGTATCTACTGCACTGTTTGTTGAATCAACTGAGAACGCAGCGACATCGGCTGCTGATGTGGTTTTGTATCATCACCGCGATGGTGATGCTGGGCAAGATGACGACATCATTAGTTCTGTTGTTTTTAGTTCTAACAATGACGCAGCAACACCTCTTGCCAAGAGTTACGCATCAATCGTCGCAACAATTTTAGACGCAACTGATACAGAAGAGGACGGCAAGATTGACCTGCAGGTGCAGTCTGCTGGTACGTTGACAAGCATGGCGGCAATCACCGCTGCTAACGTCACGCTAAGCGCACGTCCGATCCTGCCAACGCATACACCGGCATCAGCTACAGCCACTGGTATCGCAGGCGAAATTGCATGGGATGCAGACTATATCTACGTTTGCACGGCGACGAATACCTGGAAGCGAGCTGCCCTGAGCACTTGGTGAGCAAGTTAGACTTATGGCATCAGATGTGAACGTGATTTAAGCATGGCAAACGTCAAAATATCGGATTTGACGGCTTACACTAACCCAGTGGGCACTGATGTGGTGCCAATTGTTGACTTGGTTAATGATCAAACCAAAAAGGTAACAGTAGAAGATTTAGTACAGGCATCAGGCACTGTTGCAGCAGGCGGAACTACTGGACAAGCACTAATAAAAGCATCGGCTACAGATTATGACACTACTTGGACAACTTTAACGACTGGTACGGTTACTTCTGTAGATGTTACTGGCGGTACTGGTCTTAGCTCTTCTGGTGGACCGATCACGTCAAATGGTTCAATCAACCTTAATCTGCTTGATACTGCTGTAACGCCAGGCAGCTATACGAATGCCGACATAACGGTTGATCAGCAGGGTCGGATTACTGCAGCAAGTTCTGGCGCGGCGCTTGCAGCGGATGGAGGCAGCTTTACTAGCGGGACACCGGTCAGCAGAACTGCGATACGAGTTGCACGCGGCACTTATGCAAACCTAAACGCATCTCTTGCTGATTTAGAAGAGGGTGAAGTATGTTACGCGACGGATGAAGACAAGTTATATGTAAAGGAAGGTAGTGCGCTTGTATCAACGCAGCTAACGCTTCCTGCTGACAACGCGGTTACTGGAACGGCGCAAACCTTTACGGCTGCACAGCGTGGAACGATCACAACGCTGACGCCTGGAGCTACGGTCACGCCTGACTTTGCTGCGTCAAACAACTATTCTTTAACCTTGGGTCAGGTCACGACGATTGCCAATCCTACAAACCTAGTGGCTGGTCAGTCTGGTTCTATTTTTCTTGTGCAAGGCAGCACAGGTTATACCGCAAGCTGGGGCAGCTACTGGGATTTTGCATCCGGCACTGCGCCAGTGCTTAGTGGTGCATCCAAGGTTGACAGGCTTGATTACATCGTCAGATCTACGACTTCTATTCATGCTGTATTTACTGCAGATTATTCATAAACGCTAAGCTAGGACAGTATGAGACGTTAGAATGGCGCTTCAACATCTACGCAGCGATACCGCTCACAAGCGACCGATACCGAACACGCTGTCGGTAGGTGAAATTGCTGTCAACACCAATAGCGCATCACCTGGGCTGTTTTTTAAAGACAGTGACGGCGACTTAGCTAAGGTTGGTCCTGTTCATATTGGCAGTGACGCACCGAACAGCGCACCAGCCAGCACTGCAGCAACTGCCCTTGTAGCAGGCACTGTCTACCAAATCTTGACGGTTGGTTCAACTGACTTCACAGCGGTTGGCGCAAGCAGCAACACGGTTGGGCTGATTTTCACGGCAACTGGGTCAACAACTGGTACGGGCACTGTTTCAGGACAACAAGGCGTTGAAAAGGGAGAGCTTTGGTTAGATACAACAAGCACCGCGATATTAAAAGTTTATGATGGCAGCGCATGGCAAAACTCATCTAGCGCAAGTTCGTCAGGTGGAACGGGTGTGGTTTTGCAGAATGCACAGGCTATAACTGCTGACTTAACTTTGACTAGCGGCTACAATGGTGCTAGTGTCGGTCCGGTTACTGTGAACGCAGGTGCCACAGTTACGGTTCCAGCTAACGCTACCTGGCTAGTTCTTTAATTATGGCTTTCGGGACTGTCAAGGTTGATTCCATCACCAGCAGCACGCAAACGCTGACGGTTGATAACTTGTTGGAATCAGGTGACATTGGTACGACTGTTCAGGGTTATGACGCTGACACAGCCAAGACCGATACGGCTCAGACTTATACAGCAGCACAACGTGGAACGATTACGACGTTGACGTCTGGGGCAACGGTAACACCTGATTTTGCAGCATCTAACAACTATTCTTTAACGCTTGATCAGAGCCTGACAATCGCTAACCCTACTAACTTGACTGCTGGTCAATCTGGTTCTATCTTTCTTGTCCAAGATGGTACTGGATCCCGTTTAGCAAGCTGGGGTTCTTACTGGGACTTTGCTGGTGGAACGGCACCAACCCTGACCACTGACGCTTCTGCTGTTGATCGCGTGGACTACATCGTCCGGTCAACAACTTCTATCCACGCTGTTTTTACTGCTGCATACTCATGAGCATCATTGGATCTAATGTGCTTGCTGGTGCGTCTGGCGGTGCTGGTGCGGCTGACTATCAGATTCAGCGTTCGCTGAGGTTTAACAGCAGTGACAGTGCCTACTTGTCCAAAACTTTTGCATCAGCAGGCAGTGCAACAACTTGGACGCTTTCTTTTTGGATTAAAAGAGTAAAAGGTGGTGGTACTAAAAGTATCTTAATGTCATATGACGGTGCCTCTATTGCAGAAGCTTCATACGCAAACATTACCTTTAATTCCAGCGATCAGCTTGTAGTCGGATATGCCTATGCCGCATACAAAACAACAAATCGTGTATTTAAAGACTTTTCTTCTTGGTATCACATATTGATCCGACTTGAAACTGGCAACTCAACGGCCAGTGACAGAGTTCAGATTTATGTAAATGGCGAAAAAGAGACAAGTTTTGCAAGTACAAATAATCCCAGCTTAAACCAAAGCCTAGCGTGGAACAAAGCCTACATTCATAGGTTTGGTTCTGAATACGGTCAGTTCTATAATGATTGCTATTTTGCCGACGTACATTTTGTTGACGGTCAAGCACTTGCACCGACTGACTTCGGTGAGTTTGACGATAACAATGTTTGGCAGCCGAAGGAGTTTTCTGGGACGTATGGCACGAATGGGTTTCATTTGGACTTTTCGGACGCATCAAGCAACGCCGCATTGGGATACGATGCAGCGGGCAGCAACGACTGGACTGTTAACAACCTTTCTGTAGCTTCAGGCGCTGGCAACGACAGCCTTGTAGACACGCCGACGAATTACGGAACTGATTCCGGACTCGGCGGAGAAGTCCGTGGCAACTACTGCGTTATCAACCGACTGGGTCAGAGTACAAATACTCCGACTATTTCAGATGGTAATCTTCAAATGGTACATGGCTCTTCT